GTGGTGTGCGATGAAGTTCATCTTGGGTTGTCACCTGTATACAGACAATTCTTCAAGAAGAATACGTACGACAAGTTGCTGTGTATGACTGCTACCCCACCAGAAGAAGAAGAATACAGAGATATACTAAAGGAGTTAGCCCCTACAGTATACACAATCACTATTGATCAGTGTGTACAGATGGGTCTTGTAGCCCCATACGATATCTATTGTATCCCTATCACGTTGACTGATGTAGAGCGACAAGCTTACAAGAAAGCAAACAATCTCTTTGTACAATGCAAGTACAAGCTCGGGGGTTATGATGCTTTTGCTGAAGCTAATCGCATACTACGTGGTGGACCAGGGGATAAAGGTGCAGCAGCTCAATTTTTCAATGCTATCAGACAGCGTAAAGCTGTCGTGCAACATGCAGAAAATAAGCTGCATGTATCTAAGCAGATAGCCGACCACCATGCTGGTGAAAAGATTCTAACCTTCTCAGGTACGAATGAATTCACTAACGCCATGGGAGCAGAATTGAATGGGTTGGTGTATCACTCTGGGAAGTCACAGAAACAACGTGAGAAGATTCTACAAGAGTTCAAAGACTCTGAAGGATCTGTATTATGCAGTACAAAGGCTCTTAATCAAGGGTTCGATGTACCAGATGTGGGTATTGGGATTATAGCTGGGTTGGAGAGCAAGTCCTTACCTATGATCCAACGTGTTGGGAGATTAATTCGCTTCAAAGAAAACAAAAGAGGTCGTGTTTATATACTGTACGTACAAGACTCTCAAGAAGAGAAGTGGATGGATCAAGCAACTAAATCACTCAACAATGTTCAACGAGATATAGATCTCACACAAATTCTTAAATCAAATGTCTGACAAACTATTCAGTACAAAGTCAATCCCATCCTTTAAGTTCAAGGATGTAAATCGTTATAAGTTCTACCCCAAGAACATAGAAAAGATTAGGCACTCTATGCGTCGTATTGGGAGGAATGTAACCCCAGTAATTGTATCATCAGACAATTACATCATTGATGGTCAGCACAGGGTTAAAGCCTTTAACATGGAGGTTGAGAATGGGTCTAACGTTACTCTGTACTACATCAAGCTTAAGACTAAGTGGGATGAATCAGAGACAGAGTTTCGTGACATCCTAAAGACTGTCAACAGTGAGAGTGTACAGTGGAGAATATTAGACTGGATTAACTTCTATGCACAAGGAGGAAATCAAAACTATATTGATCTACTAAATATGTGGGAGAATGATTACAGCAATTTTAATATGACATCTCTCGCACAACTTACACACTCAGCATACTTGGGTGGGAATGTAACACGATTGATTCAAGACGGTAAATATGAGTACTCACTCGATGTAAGTACACAGTATTTGCTTGATCAGATTTCAGATCTTATTGATAGAAAGTCATTCTTTGCTCAGCGTGGGTTCATTGCTGCAGTCCTTGCTATGCGTACAAATCCAACATTTGATGCTAAGAGACTATTCAAAAAGATCAGATCTCAGATTGCTACAATCATTCCTCAATCAGGTCAAGGCCCATGGGAAGCGTATCTATGTGAAATCTATAACAAGAATCATAGAGGTACACGCCTAAAACCAAGGACAAAGGCTTACTGATATAACAGCATTAGTTATGGTGATAGAGATTAACACAGATGTTCTAAAAAAGTTTGGAATAAGTGCTGACGATTTTGTATATTTGTATCTCTTGCATGCCACAAGCTATGATTTAGTATCAGAGTTAGAACTAAACCCAAACACTGAGACCCTGCAAACCAAGGGCCTAATTAAGTTGGGGGAGGAGCTGCAAGACCACACTGTTAGACAAGCATTCTTGGATTTGTTTCAAGATTCATTTGACAGAATGTGGTCTGAGCTTCTCTCCCACTTTCCTCTCAGAGTTTATAATCAAGGGAATGTCCGAGTACTACGTGCTAAGGATGCTCTTGCTAAAAACAATGAGAAAGCTATGCGCAAGTACTACAAGGTTGTTGGGACTGATGTGACAAAGCATAACCGTATCGTTCAATGTTTGAAGAATGAACTGGATTTGCGTAAGTCAACTAACACACTTGGGTACATGCAGATGCTCAACACTTGGGTGAACAATCATACGTGGGATCAATACGAAGATATCTCAGATGAGTCAACAAGCACGACAGGAAGAATCACCCGCAAACTTTGATCTCACTGGGATTAGAGAGCTAAGACATATATCTCAGGATGTGAACAAGGCTATTGCCGAAGTCAAGAATGGGATGTATGGGAACAGACTTGTTTACCCTACAAAATGGGGTAGGTTAAACAAGAATCTGATGGGGGGTTTACAACCCGGTAAGATGTATGTCATTGCAGGTCGTCCTGGGGTGGGGAAGTCAGCTTTCTCTAACCAGTTGATCTTTGATGTGCTAGAACGTAATAGCAGTAAGAATATCATTGTACTCTACTGGAGCTTCGAGATGCCAGGGTATCAGCAGATACTACGTGCAGGTTCAAAGGATACTAAGATGCAAACATTTGAGCTGCTATCTGTTGAATCCCCTCTTGCAAAAGAGAAGTTCGACATCTATGCAACCATGGTACAGAAGTACAAGAAATACCCTATCTTCTTCTGCTCTATACCTCAGGATATGGAGAGAGTCAAGAAGATTAATGAAGATGTATTCATAAGGTATCCCGGTACTACAGTTATCAATCTGATTGACCACTCTCGCCTTGTTAGGTCTAAGGCTGAGACAGAATTGCTGAAGCTTAATGAGCTGTCTAAAGCATGCATGTGGTTACAAGCACGTATGACGTGTATCACGATATTGCTGTCACAGCTGAATCGTAACATCGAGCAAGAGTTTCGTGCTAAGCAACAGTATCAACCATTGCTTACTGACTTGTTCGGGGGTGATTCTATAGGTCAAGATGCGCATGTAGTTATGATGCTACAGCGTCCTTACGATCTGTATGGTATTACTGACAGCTATTGTGGGGAGGAACCAGAAGGTCTCTTGGCTGTACACATCGAGAAGAACAGAGATGGGCTACTCGGTATGATCCCATTTGAAACTGATCTATCAACATTTACAATCAATGAGCGAATTGACACTTCCAAAAAAGGTGGTTAAAGCTGCCCGCAAATCACCTAAGAATATGATTATCTATGGTCCTCCTAAGATTGGGAAGACCACAGCACTCTCAAAGCTTGAGAACTGTCTCATCATTGACCTTGAGGACGGGTCAGACATGGTGGATGCACTCAAGATCAAAGCAGATTCACTCGCTGATCTCGCTAAGATTGGGAAGGCTATCATCAGCGAAGGGAAACCTTACAAGTACATTGCTATCGACACAATCACACAGCTCGAGGTGTGGTGTGAAGAGGAAGCAAAGAAGTTGTATCAGCAAACACCCATGGGTAAGAACTTTGATCCTGATAACAAAGGATTGTCTGTTCTTACTCTGCCCCAGGGTGCAGGCTATCTATACTTACGTAAGAGTTTCATGAAATGGTTCTTCAATCTGTCTAAGCTTGCAGACCATGTAATCTTTGTTGGTCACTTGAAAGACAAGTATTTGACAAAGAACGGTAAAGAGGTCAAAGCGAATGACTTATCACTGTCCGGTAAGCTTCGTGAGATTGCATGCGCAAATGCTGATGCAATTGGGTATGTATACCGTGGTGAAGAAACCACAAAGATATCGTTTGATTCTACAAACGATGACACAGCAGGCTCCCGCTGTGAGCATCTACGAGGACTAGATGCTGAACTTGATTGGGGTAAGATTTTTATTGATTAAAACGATTTACAATGTCTATTGACGCAAGAGTAGATGTCACACCAGATGTGACACAGGAGGAGACACCTCAAACTTTAACTGTTTCTCAGCTCATATCACACATCAAAGAAGATGGTATGAGTCGTGAGGATATTCGTAAGAAGTACGGTATGACTATCGCTGAAGCTAAAGCGATCTTCTCTCACCCAAAGCTTAAGGGTATTCGTATCAAGAAACAAAAGGTTCAACGCATTCAACTTGTTGATGACACTGAACCAAAGCAGATTACACTAGAGCAAGGCATTGCTCAAAGCATGCAGTCTGTGATCAGCACTGTACAATATT